TATGCGTGGCATACCAGCCGGCCGGGTGATCGTCCGTGTCGCCTGCGAACAGTGGACCACCGGGGTGCCAGAAGACTGCCACCTCGTTCTCGTTCTTCAGCACGATGCTCATGATGCTCTCCTGATGGTGAGCCCCGACGGGGTGCCGGGGCTCGGGGGTTGAACGGCGTTCAACGTCTAGAAGACGATGTCGTCGACATCGAACTTGTCATCCGCCGCGTCCTGCTCCGGATCGGCGCCCCGGGGCAGGGGCATTGGGGGGTAGATGGCATCGGGGTAGTTCGACGCCATCGACATGCGCAACAACTCAGCCACGGCCTCAGCCAGTGCGTTGGCATACGTCGGCACGCCGCAGACGTGCTCGCTCTCGTCAGTCCAGAGGAACTCACTGCCCGAGTGAGGGGACGTGGTCTTCGTGGTGAGCGACATCACGTCCCATCCAGGGACGAGCTTCTCCCCCTTGAGGTCGCCCCACGGCAGCAGCGTGGGCCACAGCTCGACCGCACCGATCGGCCCTCTCGGCTCACGCCGCGTGATGCGGATGCAGTCCGCTACCGCCGGCCCGTTGTCGACCTTCTCGACTGTGAAGTACCAGATGTCGAGCCCGCCACGCAGCAGCTGCCGCTCCGTCCAGATCTTCAGGTCAGTCGTCACGATAGGCGCGGGCAGCCCCTCGAACTGCTCCCCCGAGCCCGCGGTATCGGTAGGCTCGGGCTTGCTCGTGTCAGCAGGCTGTTGAACGGCGTTCAACTCGTTAGCCTCGTCGACGTCCGGAACGTCAAGTGCCGCCATGTCCGACATAGACACCCGCACGTCGGCCGGCAGCTCGTCACGCTCGGGCAGGGCATCGACCAGCTTGCCCAGCGTAAACAACTGCTCACTGTACGCCAGGGGCAGGAACGAGTTGTCCGTGTACGGGCCGCGCACGCTGAACTGCATTTCCTCCAGCGGGAGGGGCGGGTAAACCGCCGGCTTGCAGCGGTTCTCGATCACCAGCACGGCGGAGGACGGCCAGCCGCGCAGGCGCAGGGCCAGCGCGTGCTGGAGAACACCCACAGGAAGCGCCCAATACTCCGGGCAGCCGGGGTTTGCCGTGGGCAGCTGGGCATTGCGCGCCAGCTCCCACTTCGGGGCGGGTGCGAGTTGAACGGCGTTCAACCTGGCGCGAAACGGCAGCCGCCTTGGGCAGTCGTAGCAGTTGTCGCTCGAATTGGCCGCCGAACAGACCAGCCAAGTCAGGCTCGAGAACGGGAACCGCGTGAAGGTATAGGGACTTGAGCACTTCATTTTGGGTCTCCAAGTGAAGGAAAGGCCCCAACCTACGGGGGTTGGGGGGTGGGGTAACTACAGGGCTTAAAAGATTAATGGTTGGGGATCAAGGGGTTGGGCTACCAGACTACACTACAACGCTCGAAAACAATGAGCACATGTAGAAGTACATGCGTGCTCTAGCTTTCGAGAGCAAGACTTCCTTCTCTCTATATATATATATTTTTTCTAGTAGTTAAGTAGTATAGTAGTATAGGGCCTTCGGCCAAACCCCCGAGCCCTGGCGATTCAACAACTTAGCTCCGGTGCCGCTTCTCGTAGGAATGCCCCTGGCACGCATACTTCGCAACAACTAGCGTAGCCATGGGCCCCCCGATAAGGTTGCGCTGTCACTTTTCTCCCCGTGTCCCCGAGGTTGAACGACGTTCAACCCAAGAGGCACGGGGCCCAACCCATTGACGGCACAGATATATTTTCATCTATGGCCAGAACCTGAGATCGCAGACAAATAAAAAGGCCCGACCTCCGAAGAGGCCGGGCCTTGGGTACGTTGCGGTCAGGACTTGGCGGCCACGAGCTTGAGCATCGTGTCCATCATCGCCGCCATGCGCGCCTCGGTCTGCTGCTGGTTGGCCAGCAGGGTCGCGAGGAGGTCGTTCGCGGGCGGGGCGGGAGGCGCCTCGACCTTGGGCTCGACCTTGGGCTCGACCTTCGGGGTCTCGACTTTCGGCGCCGGCGCCTTGATGCCGTCAAGCAGCGTGACGATCGTATCGAAGTCCCCGGTGAAACCCGCGGCCTTCATGTCACCGACGCGCGCCTTCATCCGCGCCACGGTCCCCATGGTCGGGGCGCCCTTCTCACCGGCCGCGCGCTTGGCATCCGCGTCCTTCGCCTTCTTGATGAACGACGCGTCCTCGGTCTTGTCGAAGATGCGCCCGTGTTCCTTCGTGCACGTGATCTGCTGCTGCAGATAGTTCCCCGTGTGGCTGGACAGATCGGCCGGCAGCGCCTTCGCGGCGGCGACGATCTGGTCCGAGAACTTCCACGAGAGCAGCGCCGACTTGATCTTCGAGCGCAGCGTCTTCTCCTTCACTTCCTTCAGCAGCACCGCGTCGAGATCGGCGCCAGCCTCGAGCTTGAACTGCTGGCCGATCGCGGCCCGCGCGGTGTAGGTGTCGATCGCGGAGTTCTTCGAGTTGGTGAGCTTGCGCTCAGTCTCGTTCAGCACCAGCATGGCTATGGCTTGATTCAGCGTGGACATGACGTTCTCCAAGGTTGAATGTCGTTCAACCCTCGCGAGGCGCGGGGGCTGGGGGGAGGGGTGGGTGCCCCTCATATACAGGGACAGGGGAGGGGGGTGGGTCGGGCCCCCGGAGGGGACGGGGGTAGGTGGACACGGCGCGGGGGCGGGCCGGGGGCCCTTTATGTGCTTCGCAAATATTTCTGTGCTATTTTGGTATGTGTGTATGATCACCACATCCCCAAACCCCCCAGCCTCCAACATGCCTCACCCCACCATCCCCAACGCTCGCCGCGCCAACTTCTACCTGCCCCAGCAGCAGCTGGACATGCTGGATGACTTCGCGCGGCAGACTGGGTTGTCACGCAGCGAGATCCTGAGACGAGCCATTGACTACTATGCTCACGCCGCCCATGCCCTCCGAGTTGCCCGAGCTGCCGGTACCAACGGCTGAGCCCCCCGCCGGCCCGGCCCTGACCAGTGCGGACATCACTGCCGCCCTGGCATTCGAGCTGGCTGCCGAGCTGGAGCTGCCGTCTGACGTGTTTCGGCGTTTCGGGCTCGACGACGCCCAAGCTCAGCAGCTGCTGGCGAACCAGACGTTCCGCACGCTGGTCATGGATGCCAAGCGGGAGTGGGCGCAGCTCACCAACACCGAGAAGCGGGTGCGCATGAAGGCGTTGATGTCGGTCGAGCTGCTGCTGCCGACCATCCACGGCCTGGCAGTGGATCCGCAGGTGACGCCGACGGCGCGCACCGACGTGTTCCGGACGTTGACCCGCTTGGCGGGGCTCGAGACCAAGGAGGCGGCGACGCCCAATCTCGAACGGTTCGCCATCACCATCAACCTCGGCAGCCCTGACAAGTCCGTGACGATCGATACCAAGCCGGTGCAGGACGCGGCATGAACTTCGAGTACACGCCGCCCAAGACGCTACGCGAGTTCATGCTGTCGGAGGCCCGCGTGCGTGCCATTCGCGGCCCGGTCGGCAGTGGCAAGACGACGGCGTGCATCATGGAGATGTTGCGGCGGGCGACCGAGCAGGAGCCGGGCTACGACGGCATGCGGCGCACGCGCTTTGCGATCATTCGTAACACCCTGCCACAGATCAAGACGACGTGCTTGGTGTCGATCGAGCAGCTATTGCGGCCAATCATGAACCTGCGCGTGGCGGACAACACCGTGCAGATCCGCTTCAACGACGTCATCTCGGACTGGTTGATGCTGCCGCTCGACACGGAAGAGAACGTCCGGCGCCTGCTGTCGCTCGAGTTGACCGGGGCCTGGGTGTCGGAGTTTCGTGAGGTCGAGCCGACTATCGTCAAATCGGCGTTGTCGCGCGTCAATCGCTTTCCGAGCCGGATCATGGGGGGTGCGACGTGGGCGGGGCTGGTCATGGAGACCAACTCGTTCTCGGAGGACAGCCCGTGGTACGAAGAACTGGAAATGAAGCTGCCAAGCAACTGGTCGTACCACGTCCAGCCCGGTGCCAGGGATCCGGATGCCGAGAACCTGGAGAATCTGCCGCCGTCGTACTACCAGGACCAGATCGAGGCCAACGCCAACAGTCCGGACTGGATTGACCAGTACATCGACAACAAGATCGGCCCGAGCTTGTCCGGCCAGGCGGTGTTCGCCAAGGTGTTCAAGCACGGCTTCCACACGGCCGAGCAGCTCAACACCGACTTCACCCGGCCGTTGGTCATCGGCATGGACACCGGCCGCAACCCGGCCGCTGCCGTGCTGCAGCTCGACGCGCGGGGGCGGGCGCTCTGCCTGGGGTCGTGCCACGGCGAGAACATGGGCATCGAGACGTTCATCGCCCAGGAGCTGAAGCCGAAGCTGTTCGAGTGGTTCGGTGCGCTGGGCAAGATGTTCGTCAGCGTCGACCCGGCGGCCCGCCAGCGCAGCCAGATCGGCGAGGAGTCGGTCATGGAGGCCATCAAGCGGCTGGGGTTCCATGTGGTGCTGGCGCCGACCAACCAGATCGCGCCGCGCTTGCGGGTGGTCGAGAAGTACATGCAGCTGGCGCTCGACGGCAAGGCGGGGTTTCTCATCGACAAGCGGCGCAACGAGACGCTGCTGCGGGCGCTGATGCACAGCTACCGGTACACCCGCAACAAGGAAGGCGAGCTGCAGGAGATACCGGAGAAGAGTCACCCGTGGTCGGACGTGGCAGACGCCCTGCAGTACGCCCTCCTGGCGCTCGGCAGCCCGATCGTCGGGCGGGCGCTTGCGGGCCTGGAGGCCCCGAAGCCGCGGAAGGTGGCGGCCGGGGGCTGGACATGAACGTGTTAGACTCCTGCCAACAGTGACGGGGGGACTCCCATGCCAGGACTCATGAACGTCGTCAGCGAAGCCGAGCTGCAGCAGCGGGATCAGGCAGCGTTGCAGTTGGCGCAGGAGCGTAAAGCGGAGCAGCAGCGCAAGCTCACATACGAGAACCTCGGGCTGCACATCCGCAACGCGTTCGAGGAGTTCCGGCGGGCGCGGGACATCATGGGGCCGAGCGGCAGCTCGCTCAACGACCGCATCATCAACGCGTTGAAGGCGTACAACGGCCAGTACACGGACAAGAAGCTGCAGGAGATCAAGTCGTTCGGGGGTTCGGAGGTCTACTCGCGGCTCATCACGACCAAGTGCCGGGGCGTCACGGCGATGCTGCGGGACATCTTCCTGGGCAACGAGCGGCCGTGGGGGCTGAGCCCGACGGCGTGGCCGACGGTGCCGGAAGACAAGGGGCAGGAGGTGGATCAGCTCATCCAGGAGGAGCTGATGAACCTGGGGATGATGGGCATGCCCCCGCCCACCCCCAGCGCCATCGCAGAGCGGCGCCGGCTGCTGCTGACGGAGGCACACCGGGCGGCCGTGCTGCAGGCGCAGGAGTCCACCCAGATGGCGGAGGACAAGCTGCAGGACGTGTTGCAGGAGGGTGGGTTCTATACCGCCCTGCGGGAGTTCCTGATCGACTTCCCGATCTACCCCTACGCCGTGCTGAAGGGGCCGATCGTCAAGCTCACCGAGGATCTCCGGTGGGAGAACGGCGAGATGACGGTGAAGACCGTGCCGGGGCTGTTCTGGACCCGGGTGGATCCTAACGACGTCTACTTCGCGCTCGACGCCACCTGCGTCGAGGACACCCCGATGATTGAGAAGATGCGCCTGACCCGCGGCCACCTGGCCTCGCTGATCGGCGTGCCGGGGTACGACGAGGAGGCGATCCGCACGATCCTGCGGGACTACAAGGAGGGGCTGTCGGACTGGCTGTCCTGGCAGGACGCGACCTACGCGCG